TCATTCCATATCCAAATCATCTATTTTCACCTCTAATTCCAGCGCGGTAGTAAAACCGCTGTCACTCACGGAATGGGTCACCGTGACCAGCGTCCAATCTGCTTCATCAATCTGTTTTTTGAATCCAGTAACTTTAACCGGCACTTCGGGATAGAGATCTGCGCGGCCTTTAGCAAGCTGGATAGAAAACTTAGCCGCCCCTCGCTGTATCCGTTCCCAGTTTGATTTTGCCGCCCGCTGTGCATTGTTTTTACTGGCGTAAGTGGTGCGTAAGATCAGCACATTCTCATCAGTACCGATCAGATATTCGCCCTGTTTCTCTTCGGGCTCTTTGNCCGATACTGATCACCATGACTTGCTCACCCAGCGATGGCGCAGACCAAAAACGCACCCGCCCGGCGCGCAGGGTTAACCAATTAAGCCAATCGGTTTCCAGGTTGCCCATTTTGACCCGACATAATCCGTTAGCAAGATCGACGTCTGAGACGATGCCAATACGGATAATGTTAGCCAACAGGCGTTTAAGACCAGCAATAAGGATATTCATGCGGCCAGTGTGCCGCCTACGGGCGCGCGCGGCATGTGATGGGTTTTGTGTGAGGGATGGCACAAGAAATTAATGGATTCAATAAATGTGATAACCTTTATTTACAGCCTAAAAGGCTAATAAAGGGGTGAGCAATCGCGCATTATGTAATTCGGCAGGTGAAAATAATAATTAAATCCTGTAATGTCTAATGGTTACACTATTTGAATTATTAAAAGGATTTTTAAAATGGCCAACTCTATTTATTTAACGTTGCAAGGTGCGAAACAAGGTTTAATATCCGCTGGCTGCGGTTCATTAGATTCTATTGGCAATAAGTCGCAATCAACACATCAGGATCAAATCTTCATTCATGCATTGCAACATATGATATCTCGTGCTCAAAACTCCCATCATCATCCAATAGTTTTTAGAAAACCCATTGATAAATCATCGCCTTTGCTGGGTATCTCTATCTCTGAAAATGAAAGCCTTGAGTGTCTTTTCGATTTTTATCGAACGAACAGTGAGGGTTCTCAGGAGAAGTATTACACTATCAAACTGACTAATGCAGCACTGACTAATATCCATATAGATTATCCTCATTCATTGACTCATGCCGGCATGCAACCGGAAGAGCATGTATCAGTTCGTTATGAAAGTATTATCTGGCAGCACCATGTCGCTGGAACATCAGGTTATAGCATTTGGAATGACCGCGTTTTATAAGGATTATCTTATGAATGAGATTAATGCTATATCCACCAAAATAATAGACTCTTTTGAGCCTAAAAGTACTTCTGGCAGTATATTATCTGGAATAATGTCAGTTCCGGAAGATATGTATTATCTGGCATATGGATTTCTGGATACCGAACATAGAAGCGAAAACGCTAATGATTATTATCGACTAGCGACCTTCATAAAAGAGGGTGATATCGACAGTGCGATAGTGAATTTGGTAGAGGCTATTGCCAGAGATTTTATTGAGAGGCTTCCAGAGGATAAGAAAGACGCGTTGTTAAATAGTATCTATGCGAAAACTGGTGCGCGTTTTGCTACCACAACAACGCTCATGTATTTGTTAACTTCGCAGATGAATAGTTCAATAGCGAGATACCCTAAGTTAAAAGCGTCTTTGAGAATTCTTCGTGGTGCGGCAATTAATTCAATATTGACTATCGGTGCATTGGCTCACCGTTCAGCCTATGATTCCAGAGAGTTGAGAGAGAAAAACCCAAGGTTGTATTGGCGGTTACGCTCTATGGGTGATCTGGATATATTGTATTTTTTAATCAAAGATCATGTGTCTGGCTACGTTGATGCGAGCAGTATACAAGAGCAGGGGCGAGATGAAGATTACAGGAGGGTTATAGATAATGTCATCAACCAGCTCAACAGTTAAAAAAATCATAGTCGGTTTTTTATATTATCTTTCTTACATGGTGGCTAATGCTATTGCGTTAGTTGCGTTAATATTAATGGTCGCGTCATTTTTCTATTTTGATCGTTGGTACATTGCCATATTAGCTTGTATCGGTATTTTTGGCGTTTACCATTTTATATTGTATCTGTTCCCGCAAAAGCCAGATTAATGGCTAGTTAGCAATCCACTCCAACGCCAGATCCCCAATCCACTCACTATCGCCGTCAGTAAAGCCTAACAACTGGCGGCGTTCGTATTTCACTGTTGGCCCGTTCTTTGTGACTTTATCCCGCAAACCGTAATGATGGACTCTAACCATATTATTGACCTTGCCGCTGAACGCAACAGCGGCCTCGTCGGCGTTGGATTCGTTTTTGATATAACGAGCGGTGCGCAGTTTGGTAAACATCTTGCGTTTGATGCGGCCTTGCTTATCGCGGCGCTTTTTCTTACGCGGAACAAAGGGTGAGCCATCCGGGTTCTGTTGCGCCTGAATGTGCTTTTGTTGGCGTCGCCGTAGTTCTTTAGCGACCTGACGCATAAACGCGCCGCGCGCCTGTGGGGCCAATTGTGCCAATAATGTTGATAAGGTCTGATCTAGCTCATGCAAGTTATTCACGTTACCCACTCCGCGACAGTTTTACCCTCAATATCAATTTGATAGCTGTTGATAAAATGCTCTGGTGGCACCGGTTCCCCAAGATGAGTAACGCTTAATTTGCCATTTTTCTCTTTAACGATCACCCGTTCGGTGAGCTTGATATCAATGCTGATATCGCGCACTTTGTTATCCAGATAATCAACTTCAAAAGTAAAACTGTCCTGACGTTTGTCGGGGTTCGCCATAATATCTGGCTGATGAGTGCGCAACCAATGCAAGACCGGGACAATGACCAGATCCATATCACTGGCGTAATCAGTCACCACCAGATTTAAGGTGTACTGATACTCAAAAGAGAGTGACGGGGCCAGCGTGGCAATAATCGCCCCTTTATCGATAAAGACATGTAAGCAGTCCGGGTTTTGCTTGATATACGGCACCGCCTTTAAAATGGCGGTACGCAGCGAATCAGGCTTTAGCATCAGCGGCCCCTTGCTGGCAAATAAAGACGGTATCGACCTGTGCCGCGCAAGCGTGCAATGCGGCCTCAAGGCGATCAATATCGTCGTTTAAATCACCGTTAGTTTGCGGCCCTGCTGCCGGAAACTGGCACTGCGCCACTCTCGGACAGCCATTGACGGTAATCTGCGGCCCCGGTGAGGGCGGGGCGCTGACGCAGCCGGATAATATCATCAGGCAGGGGAGTATCAGCCCAGCGGCGCAATGTTTCATTTTCACGGTATAACCTCTTGATTTGGCTATTACGTTGCGCCAACAACTGATCCGTACTGGCAACCTGTTGGCGCAATTGGGCCTGTGCCTGATTATTGGCATTGGCGGTCAGTGCCAGCGCAATAAGTTGGCCGTTTTTGCTGGCCACCTCGGCCGCTTGCTGGTCAATCATCACTTGCCGAGCCTCAGACAAACGGTAAGTCTGTACGCCACCGGCAAGCAGTAAGGCGGCGGCAATCGCCCATGCGAGCGGAGCGGTGTTGAAGAGTGGCATGGTGTCAGCTCGGATATTGACGGGCGGGCAATTGAAAATGTGGGCCGTCTTTAAAGGTGGTCCAGTTACCGCCCCATTCCACGGCGATCCTCAGCTCGGCAGCGGCCTGTTTCATTGCGTCAGCCATTGGATAAAAATATTTCCACTCCCAACTGACCTTACCGCATGGCAGCGGTACAATATCTACCGCATGGCCGGTTAAGTGGCGGCTGTTTAAGGTTTGGCTGGCTCCGACTTTGACCAGTTCGCGCTGGCGTTCCAGCGTGCGACAGCCCTCAATTACTTTAAAATCAAGCGGAGTCAGTTCCAGCGCGCGGCGCACCACTTTAACCAAATCAGGATGTACGCCGATCAGATTACTTTCGCTGGCTTTGCCGAGAATAAATTTATTGGTTAACATCAGTGGTTCCTGCCTTTTTATTGATGATTTTAAATACCAGCTCGCGGATAGCCTGCAAGCCAATCAGACCGATCAAACAACTGATAAAAATTTCTATTTTCCCGGCGGCGACCTCGGTTAATGCGCCGTTTAGCCAGGGAATAGCATCAATCATGCGGATCAACACAGGGGAAATGACCGGACCGATATTGACACCGACCAGCCCACATACGACCCCCTCGCCAATCCCTTCACGTAACTTACCGCCGCCCCATACCACGCGGCGAAATGCCACAATAAAAGCGATAAGAAAACCGTTTATCGCGGTTGAGTAGGCAGAGTAAAAGGCCAGTAATGCACCCATCCAACCCGGATCTTTGTCTGGCATTTTCATATCCGTTACCCCCTATGGGGATTGTGTAGTTAGTCCCAAAGTTGCACGGTTTGCGCAGTGATGGCGGCGGCGACTTCTGGCATTTCCACCGGGTAACCGTGCGGTAAAACCGGGCCGATATCGGCTAAACCCGGATTGGCGGCCAACACTTTTTCAGTTACACCCTCGGTGCGGCCGTAGTAGCGCCAACACATGGCGTCAATGGTGTCGTACTGCTGAGCCAGAATGCGCATTAAATCAGCTCAACCGTCATGCGGTTGATCGCCTGAATATCGTTAATTGCCCATGCAGCATCACGGCGCAAATTATCAATAGTGGGTTCCAGTGAATCGGCCCGCTTGCCGCCCGTGCCGGTGGTATCAAAACCGCGAAAACGATCAGTTAGACGGGCTTGCATCAGGCAAAACACCGCGGTGCGGTACAACTGAATGCGAGTGCTCTCCTCGTTCAGTTTTTCCACCGGTACCTCAGCCGCTGACAGATAACCCTGTTTTTGCTGGGTTAAGCGCCAGATTGCCAGCCGATCATTCACTTCATTGATGGCAAACAATGCCGCTTCAATAACACGCGGCTGCGTGATGGTGCCGTCCTGACGTGATTCTTCGCGGTACTGTTTCAGGTCGATATCAGGCCAGAAACCGTCATTTTTAATGACTGTGTTTTCCGCTGGTTCCACGGGCGCTGGCGCTTCTGGTGTCTGATTGGTGTTAATGACAATTTCCATGCCGACACTCCAAAAATAAACGGGCGGTGAACGGTGGCTTTGCCAGAGTAATAAATATTCTGGGTTAGCCAACGTGCCGCCCTCGCCGGGGCGTTTGGGTGATTAGGCTATTTTATTTGCCATTTTGGACTTGGGCAGTGCTCGCAATCCTCACGTACTGCGTGTACGCTCCGGTTGCTCCGCGCTGTCCGCGTCCAAACTGCCTGCAACAATCACGCCTAATCGAATTTTCTCTAAGACGCTTTAATCAGCTTCTCAAGATTCTTGATATCGGTTTTCACACCGCTGTTATCGTCCAGTTGCAGCGCCGTTTTCAGGTTTGCCAGTGCGAGAACGTTGTCGCCGTCCTGACGCAGGGCATAGCCGACAAACTTATGCAGGCGGGCGCTGACGACATCCGGCATATCCTGACCGGTTAACATTTGCTGGGCGCGCAATAGCTGCGGGGTATCCAGCGGTTTTTCATCGGCCAAGGTTTGCCGTGCAATGGCGGCGACTTCATCGCCAATCAGGCACGCGGTGGTGCGCTTAAAGCTGTCGGGAGTCACCAAGCCATGCTGGACGGCATACTCTGCGATATCTAATGCGTTGCGGATATCGCCAACGTCAAGATGCCAAATCAACATGCGCATCAGAATATCGTCCTGTTCGCCACTGCCTTTTGCCAACACACCGGCCACCCACGGTTGGTATGTGGGTAACATGCCTTGCTTAACCTCGGCCTTGCGGCTGATTGACTCGATAAGGCTCAATTGGGCCATATCCTGTTGCAGTTTGAACAACAACAGCTCGTAGTTGCTGGCATGGCTGAGGCTTGCCGCCTCGCTCAGTGATGATGATTGCTGAGCCGCGACAAATAGCCGATGGCGGCGAACGGGGTTGCTCATAATGGATTAACCCTCTGCTGGGACGGAAAAATCACCGAACTCAATGTTTTCAATCAGGGCCACACAGCCAAAATCTTCAACCACGTAGGCCTCGTTAACCGATTCAAAGTTTTCAATACGGTCACGGCGTGGGTTGTCGATGATTGAGCGCCTGCGGGTGCCGTCCTGCCAGTAAATAGACAGGTTATCTAGCCGGGTGATAAAAATGGCATCAGGCGGGAAAGACGGCGCACGTACTGCGGGCAGACCACCGATACGCTTCTGACTGATAATCAAGTCAGCGGCCAGCGCTTCTGTGTTCGGCTGTGATTGGTTGACGATAGGAAAATATTTGTCGGCCAGTAACTGGCGGCCGGTAATCGCGACAAGCTCGGTATCTTCCTGGAACCACGGCTCGATCAGTTCATCGGTGGCCGCCATCACCAGCGCATCCAGATTATTGAAATCCCCGCCTTTGCCGATGCGGATTTTAGGCGAGATAACATCGCCTTTATCATCAACAATCTTATCCATCATCTGGCCCGGCGCATCATCACGAATGCTTTGCAGCCAGCCCCGGTTGACATCTTGCAATAGCTTATTAACGGTATGATCAGAGGTTTTCACCCGCTTGATACCGTTAAAGCCGATCATGATGCGATCCAGTGCCTGGCGTTTCACAATGGCATCACGGATGCGAGTTTGAAAATCAGGGAATTTAGCCCACATATCCAATTTGATATAAGGCAGCGCGGTATCAAAGTTAGTCTGGGTACAGTTGTATTTTGTCCCATCCAGACCGCTAGGGTCTGATGCTTCACGTTCTTTCTGCGTGGTATCTGTGGTGCTGGCAATCGGGCGGTCAATACTTAAACCAACTTTTTCACCCTCTTTTTCATCCACTGGATACATGTTGATTTTTAACAGAAAGGCGCTGCTTTCTTGCTGTTTGGTTTCCAGTTTTTGCGCAATCGATGGTTCAACGGTGAATTTCGCGGCAATGTCGTCTTTATTGTCCAAATGGTTCAGCCGGGCGACCTGCTGCAAAAACTGGTTGTACTGAAATCGGGTGGCTTTTTTCATGTGAAATTAATTCCTTAACGTAGCAAGCGGAATGACCTAGCAATCAGTCAGAATGGCGCTGTCATTGCCGGTTGATTTTTCGCGTTGAGAGAAGTCGCGATCTGTTTTGCTGAGCGTGATTTTCAGCTCATCAAGTTCCTGTTTGGTCGCATCATTGGCAGTTTTAAGCTCCGTAAAGGACCGCTCCAAGGTGCTGATAGCCGACAATTTCCCCTCAACTTGCTGCGCGACTAATTCAACCGCCTGATGCACATCGTTAAAACGTGCGTCATCACCGGTTTGCTTTTTGGTAAACAGGGTTTTAATGGCGGTAAGCAGGTTGGTTTTAGGTTCTTGCTCGGTTTCGAATTCAATCAGCGTTTCTTCTGCGGCGGTAAACAGGTTCTCAGGGGCTTGCTTACGGGAGGCCAGCGGATTAGCGGAGGCGCTGGCGCTGAAATTCAACATTTCAGTACCCAGACTGGCGGGATCATCAGTGACCGCAAGGCCAACAAGATAGGCACTGTTGGTGTCGGCAAATTTAATATTTACTTCCATTGAGGTGTAAACCTTTTGGCGATCCTTCACCATTTCTACCAAATCGGCTGTAGGGCTGATTTCGGCATACAGTGCCATTTTCCCCGATAACGGCCCGTCCTTGATTTCTTCGGCACTCAGGCCCGTCACATCACCATAGCGTTTAAAGGTGCTGTCTGGTGAATAGCCTTTGATGTGCTCCATATTGATTCGGGCACCGTATACCGTGGTGTTGTAGCTATCGGCCATTTGCGTTAGCCATTCGCGGGTGATGGTGCGGCCATCAGTGGTGGCACCCTCTACGCCAATGCGGAATTTTTTTGCTTTTACGGTCATGCGTGATGCTCCGGTCTGATTCGATACAGTAGTGACCTATGTTGGCGACCGGCGACCAACGGAACAATCAGGCGCTCTTGTGCTATGGCTGGCACAAGGTGTAATGCAGGATGGGGGAGGTGCAGATAGGTAGCCTTGCTGCAATTAAGTAATAAAGCAGGCTATTTCACATGGAAAGCGTTTCTATCAATGCCGATTTAGATCCCCGCCGTCAAGCCATGTATCTGTATTGGCAAGGGCTGCGTATTGCCCGGATTGCGGAAATGATCGGTGAGAAAGCCGTCACGGTACACAGTTGGAAGCGCCGCGACAAGTGGGACGCTTACGGGCCATTGGATCAGATGCAACTGACCACGGCAGCGGAATATTGCCGACTTGTCATGAAATCAGCCAAGGAAGCCAAAGACTACAAAGAGATTGATTTGCTGGGCCGGCAAGCCGAACGCCACGCCCGGATCGGTAAATACAATGATGGCGGCAATGAGGCCGATCTCAACCCTAACATTGAGAAGCGCAACAGCGGGACACGTAAGGCAGCGCAGAAAAATGTATTCAGTGAGGCGCAGGTTGCCAAGCTGAAAGATATTTTCAATGAATCCATGTTCGACTATCAGCGCAACTGGTATGAGGCCGGTTTATCACCTGATTACCGTATTCGTAACTTCTTAAAATCCCGCCAAGTCGGTGCAACCTACTTTTTCTCATGGGAAGCGCTGCTTGATGCCCTCGACACTGGCCGCAACCAGATGTTTGTTTCCGCCTCCAAAGCGCAGGCGCACCAGTTTAAAAACTATATTGTCGCCGCCGCACGTCAGGTGGATGTTGATTTGCGCGGTGAGGTGATTATTTTACCCAATGGCGCGGAAATGCACTTTCTCGGTACCAACGCCAGCACCGCACAGGGCCGCCCCGGCAATCTCTATCTGGATGAATATTTTTGGATACCCGGCTTTCAAAAATTGCGCCGAGCCGCATCGGGCATGGCATCGCAGAAAAGATACCGCTCCACCTATTTTTCTACTCCGTCCAGCACCTCACATGAGGCTTATCCGTTCTGGGCGGGCACGCTGTTTAACAAAGGTAAAGCCAAAGATAAACGCATTGAAATTGATGTCAGCTACCCACGGCTGGCCGGAGGCCGGTTATGTGAGGATAAGCAGTACCGCCAGATTGTCACTATTGAGGATGCACTGAAAGGTGGCTGCGACCTGTTTGATATTGATGAGTTACGCAATGAAAACAGCGATCAAGATTTTGAAAACCTGTTTATGTGCGGCTTCATTGACGATAACGCTTCCACGTTCAAACTTGCAGAAATGCAGCGCTGCATGGTGGATAGCTGGGAAAAATGGACAGACGTCAAATTGCTGGCGCTACGCCCATTTGGTGATAGGCCGGTGTGGATTGGCTACGACCCGGCCAGCACCGGCGATAGTGCGGGTTGCGCCGTCATTGCACCGCCAGTGGTGGCGGGCGGTAAGTTCAGGGTATTGGAGCGCCACCAGTGGAAAGGGATGGATTTTGCCGATCAAGCCAGCAATATCAAAAAGATCACTGAGCGCTATAACGTCACCTATATCGGCATTGATGATACCGGTCTGGGCCGTTCCGTGACGCAATTAGTACGGCAATTCTTCCCGGCAGTGAACGCCATTCACTACAGCCTGGAAATGAAAGCCGACCTCATTTATAAGGCAAAAAATATCATTCATGGCGGCCGTCTGGAGTTTGATGCGGGCTGCATTGATATCGCCACCGCATTTATGTCTATCCGCAAAACCATGACCGCCACTGGGCGAAACGCCACTTTTGTTACTAGCAGATCTGAGGGCGTCAGTCACGGCGACGTGGCATGGGCCATTATGCACGCATTATTCCATGAGCCTCTTGAGGGCATTAACAGCAATAACACCAGTGTGATGGAGATATATTGATGAGTAAACGCAACAGGAAAACCCGCTCGGCCAAGGTGACAACAGCTATGGCGGGCAATAGTGCCGCACAGGCTGAGGCGTTTACTTTTGACGACCCGATCCCAATGATGGATCGGCGCGATATTCTGGATTATTTGGAATGTGCCGTGATGGATCGCTGGTATGAGCCGCCGGTGTCATTCAACGGTCTGGCTAAGTCATTTCGTGCGGCGGTGCATCACAGCTCGCCAATCTATATGAAACGCAATGTACTGGTTAGTCTGTTTGAGCCGCACCGATTACTCTCGAAACAGGATTTTAGCCGTTATGCGCTGGATTTTTTGGTATTCGCCAACTCGTTTTTAGAAGCCCGCTATAACCGGTTGGGCGGCATCATGAAACTGGTACCCAGCCCAGCAAAATACACCCGCCGCGGCGTGGAGGCGGACACCTATTGGTATGTCTCATCCTATGCCAACCCACACCCGTTTGAAGCCAATAGCGTTTTTCACCTGCTAGACCCGGATATTAATCAGGAGATCTACGGCGTTCCTGAATACCTCGCCTCGCTAAACTCCACTTGGCTTAATGAGGCCGCAACGCTATTTCGCCGTAAATATTATCTAAATGGCAGTCATGCCGGATTTATTCTGTATATGAACGACGCCGCCCATAAACAGGAGGATATCGACGCCTTACGTAAGGCGCTGAAAGAATCCAAAGGGCCGGGCAATTTCCGCAATTTGTTTATGTATGCCCCGGCCGGTAAAAAGGACGGCATACAGGTGATCCCACTGGCAGAAGTGGCGGCTAAAGATGAGTTCGCCAGTATTAAGAATGTTACCCGTGACGATCAATTAGCAATGCAACGGGTACCACCTCAACTGATGGGTATTTTACCCAATAACACCGGCGGTTTTGGTGATGTAGAAAAAGCCGCGCGGGTATTCGCCATTAACGAACTGGCACCGTTACAGGAGCGGCTGATGGAAATTAATGATTGGGTTGGGGAGGAAGTTGTCAGATTTAAGCCGTATGAATTACTTGCCAAACAAGAGTAAATCCAACTTATGCATATGCTAACCGTCTTTTAGGCGGTTTTTGCATTTATATGCACATGAAAATTAACTGGCCGCCACTTTATTTCTTATATTGAGAATTGTTTCAGTCACAATGATGAAAATTAAATTGCTTGTGACATGTCACAAGCCTATTGATTTTATTTCTGTGCCATGTCACGATTTTAAAAGAGCAAGCCGCAACGGCCACCTCGAAAATCAGTGATAATTGCCCAAATTATTTAGTAAACTGACCACTGCAACCCTGCAAATTCAAAGCGCAACAATCCGCATAATTATATTCACTCCCTAATCATTATCTAAGCCGCGCCAATACTGGCTTTTCAGCCTCTTTCTAACTGCATGAAAAGTGAATATCTAGTCATTGCAAAGCGCGGGCGGGGGGGCGCGCGGAACGGGGTGCGGTTGGCCCCCGCATCCATTCTCATATGGGTTCAAAATCACCCCCAAAAACGGCCATGCGCAGCCCTAGTCTTTCGATATAAAAAGTACATCATTGTAGGTGAAATGAAAAAAGCGCCTCTCTACGTGGCGTGGAGGCGCTTTGGTGTGGGGTGATTTTGAGAGTAAATTGATGGGCGCGTGTATTTTATTCAATTTCACGCATATGTATTCATTTAAGTGACTTGTGCAATATTGCCGTGGTGCACTATCAGCACCCGCGCTATAGGGTATCCAACATCAGTTTCTTATATCCCTGCGTCTGCCAACACGCCGTATCACCTTGAAAACAACAACCGTCTCTATCACCTGGCAATGTATCACCGCACCGCTTGCAACTGTCTTTCTTCAACTCAGCAAGCTGTTTGTGTAGCAATTTATTGTCCTGGCGGAGCAAGCCGATCAAATACTCGGCCCGTTCATAAGGCCCGCGAGCAATACGGCGCTGTTCGCAGCCATCCAAAAGCATTGCCATTTCTGCGGTATCTATACGTAAGGTAAGTTCGGTGATGCCTAACTTTTTATCGCGCAGGCGCTGGGCGCGTTTACGTTCACTTGCTGTTGTCATTTTTTGTACCCCTGACCTTTTTCCGCCAGCCCACGAATTGCCGGGCGGGCTAATATGATTCTCTGGCAATCGTGAATAGCTCGGCAGAACTCATCACGTTCACAGGGATGCTCAATTGAAAGCTGTAAATATTGATTCCATGCATCGCCAAGCATTTGAGCGACTCGCTGTTCATCGGCTGACAATATACAAATGGTGTCGGTGTAATTAATGTTGGTGACTTTCACGGTTTACTCCCTCTCGCAATTTTGCCACCCGGCTCATTACGCTAAATGCCCGTTGGGCGGTGGTTGGTTGGCACTGGTACAAACAACAATCCTCTCTTGCCCGCCAGTTCTGACCGCCGATGGTCAATGTTGCGCCGCAAGCCAGTGATTGCGCTTGTTGTTCGCTAATGGAAAGCCCGATTGACTCGGCAAAATCGCGGATTTTTGTTGCCACTGGTGCCAGTCGTGCGGTTTTTTCTCGCCGCTGGGCGGCTTTTTCGGCTGATGCCTGGCGTGATAATTCTTCGGCTGGCGTCAATGCGTTGGTTTTAATCGTTAGTACCGGCGCGCTTTTTATCCTGCGCAGCAAGGCCCGACGTTCTGCATCGGTGATCGCGGTGAAATCGATTATTTTTTCTTCTAATGTTCTGTCTATGGCCTCATCCGGTTCGCGTGTTTTTTGCTCTACCGGAGAGTTATTGACAGAACTCCAAGGGACGGCGGGGCCGTCCTGAAAAACATCAAACCCCACGACAACGGCGGGCTTCACCTTTTGGCGGGCGACAATTTTCCAAGTTTTTAGGCGAGTACAGATGCGCGACGCCTCACCCAAAAGCGGGGAATAGATGCCGAAAATCTTCTCGGTGATTTCGCCGTAGGCGTTGGGCTGTTCATTGTCCTGATAGGCAATGCGCACGGTGTAATCCTCACGTGGGATCAGCACGCCGCCTTGCTTCATGATGTAGGTAGCAAAGCAGCCCGCATCTGCGGCGGCGGTGACGGCATCCATTGCCGGATCGATCAATAACGGCTTGCCGCGTTGATAGGTGCCGGAAATCTTGAGCGTAGTGACCAGTTGATTGCTCAGCTTGCGCAGCTCCCGCCAGACTGTTACCGGTGGTGTGCCGATTGGCTGATATTGTCGGATACGGTGGCGTGACGCCCAAGCCATAGCGAAGCGGGCCGTCTCTTTCAGCGGCTTGCCGGTTTCATGGTCTAGTTCGCCATCCAGCGCGTATCCATCAATATTTTTACTGATGTATTTAGCGATATAGGCGGTGGCGCTGCCTTTCTTCGGATCAAGCCGCTTAGCGGTAAACCGGGCGCTGGTGCGCTTACCTAATTCGGCGCGATCAGTTTTAACGGCATAGGCGCGCATAATCTCAGTGATGGCGTGGCGTTCTTGCGGCTTCATGAATAACAACAAGTGCCAGTGCGGTGTACCGTCATGATGCGGTTCAGCGACACGGAAACCATAAACGCGCAGATTTTCACGGCCTAGCTTGGATCCGATATTGGCCCATAACTTTGTAAGATAGGCTTGTGCCTGTGGTGGCGTGCTGTGATTCCACTTCGGGTTAGCGTGGCCGCTTTGGTTGTTGGCGTGGTATTTAGATGGGCAAGTGATGGTGTAAAACACCCCAACATCCCCACGCGACTGTGCAACCAGTTCGATCCCTTGCATGCGAGCCATTAATTCATGGCGGCGTATCGTTGGATTGCTGATACTGGCATCCACCATCGCCTCTAAAGAAACGGTGTTACCCTCATCATCAACTAATTCATGTCGCTTGAAGAATTCGCGATTACGGCGTTTTTGCTCTATCCAGTCGGCCAATGCCTCTTTACTGACATAGGGTGCGGCACGCTTGTGGATCAAGCCAGCGGCGCGTAACTGGCTTTCTCGCCAATCATTACGCAGTCGCCACAATTTACGCTCCCACCAATCGGGGTTAATCGATCGGGCAATAGCGGAATAGTAGACCGTGCGATCTACTGGTTCATCTGGTTGATTGGGCTTCGGCCCCAACTCGCGCCAGTGCGGCGGCCTGACCCGTAAAGACCACACCTCAAGCGCAATATTGCGATAAATGGTCAATAACTCGGCATCAGATAAAATACGGGTTTCTTCGGTGGGTGTTGATACCTCAGTGCAGAACATTTCATTAATACGGCCAGCTACCTCACTCGCCAGCGACTTGACCCGGCGCTTGTTCAGTTCGGCAAGGTGACTATAGATACCCTGAAAATAGGCCATTAACTCAGAAATACGACCCTGGCTAACGCCTTGGTATTGGCGCACGGCATCCAGACGTAACAATGCATTCTTGCCGGTACCGGTTAAGAATGCATTGGTATGTTTATCACCATGATTTTCACGTAACCATCTAATTTTATTTTGAAAGTGGGACTTAATAAATATAGGTTGCTGATCAATGCGGGCTTCTACACCTTGCGGTGAATCCGCCCATTGTTGCTTGTCCCTCAAATAGATCTGGCGCTCAAGCGCGGCGCGCTCCTTACGAATTTTAAGCAATGTGAGGTTAGGCTCCCGTAGTTCGGTATAGCCCAGCGCATTCAGGCGTTTTACGTAACGGATAACCAGCGGGTGAGATTTTGGTTTTGCTACCACTACGACCGGCGCTAAAGATTGGTGGCCACCAATCGCGGGGCGCGGGGCATTCCACGGATGATCCCATTCAATAGAAACATCACCGCTGCCCGGATAAGGCAGCGGTGGAGTTGGGGTGATGCGGCCACGGGAATGCGTGGTCATTCAGCAATACCAGCCAGATCGATACCTATCCACAGTGGCGTGGCTAAGTACGCCCTTATGAATGCTTCCGCCGTCGAAGCATTGATGGCGTTTCCGTAGGCGCGCAAACGTCCCACTCTGGCGGCAACCCCATGAGCCAACGGGAATGTGCCGGGTTCAACTGGCCGCCACTTTCCATCTCTGCACAAGAGCCAGTCAGCATCTGACCAGAAGCCGTTAGTCGGCATGGCTGGCCGGATAATCCCTGTTCTGTCGCATAATCCAGTCTTCCGAACATCCGGCTTCTGCCATCCGAACGAATTACTGCCGACCCCGATCCCCTGCTGTCGCAGGTCGTTGGCGTCGGCCATCCCGCCAATTGTACAAAGTCCCGGAGCGCCGATGATATCGAGTGCCCCGAAGGGCGTTTCGCGCCGGATAATTTCCTCAGCGCTATTGATGCGCTCCCCCCACCCGACGGATCGCTTGCCGTCGGAGTTGGCCAGCCGGATTGCGCCAAACCAGACTCGCTGTCTGATGTTCGGCGAGCCGACGCTACAAGCTGGCAATACTGCCGCCCCGCAGGCGTAGCTTTGGTTTTCCAGCTCATTGAATAAATCGTCGAGCCAGTGCCTCCCAATTGCCGCTGCAACTTGCTCTCCAAAAATAGCTGCAGGCTGACACTGATCAATGAGATTGAGCCAGACAGGCGCAAGGTGTCGCTCATCTGCTGTTCCGAGCCGGTTTCCTGCGGCACTGAAAGGTTGGCAGGGGCAAGAACCGGTCCAGACCGGCTTATCATCGGGCCATCCGGCTCTACGCAAGGCGTATGACCAAACCCCAATTCCTGCGAAGAAATGGCACTGGGTAAATTCGGTGAGGTCTTCTGGTTTAACATCTACAATGCTCCGCTCGTCAACATAGCCTGGGTTGATATGGCCGGCCTTAATAAGATTTCTCAGCCACTGAGCAGTGTAGGGATCAATCTCGTTGTAATAAGCACCCTTGGTCATATTGCAGCCCTCAAGGTTGCAATAATTTCACCTACTGCCTTACGGCCATCAGCTTTGCAACTAGCAGAGCGGGGGGCGGTAATGCTGTGAATATCAAAACTTTCGTAAAGATAGCGGCCGTGTGGGGTATCGCTGTTCGATGCAATAACGTGGCAACCTTGATCCGCTATGATCGTGAGTATTTCCGATAACCAAAATTGCTCATTAGAACTAAAACCGCCTGTGTGGTAACTGGTGAAATCTGCGGTAGTGGATGTTGGAATGTAAGGGGGATCGCAATAAACCACGTCGCCCGGCATAGTCATGGTTAGCGCTTCGAAAAAGTCACAGCATACAAACGTGGCCTTTTGGGATTTCTCAGCGAAATAACGGATCTCAGCTTCGGGGAAATAGGGCGCTTTATATCTTCCGTAGGGAACGTTGAATTCACCCTTTTGGTTATAACGGCAAATACCACCATGACAATGACGGTTTAAATATAAAAATATTGCGGCGCGGTACTCGTCACTTAACTCGCGTTCATTGAAATGTTGACGATTCAAATAATAATTCGCCTCACTGTTATCAAATTTGAAAAGCTCTTTTGCAAGAATAATGATGCTCTCGCAATCCCGCTGTAATTGCTGATAGAAATTAATTAAATCGCCGTTAATATCAGCAATGAGATACTCGTCATAGTCAGTATTCAGCATGACGGAACAGGAACCGGCGAACGGCTCGACCAGACGCTTTCCAGCGGGCAGATGTTGGCGCAAGGTTGGCATAATACGGCCTTTGGAACCGGCCCATTTCAGTGGGGAGAAAATGCGTTTCATGACTTCACCCCCGCCATAGCCCGGATAATACCTAGCGTTGTTTTGCAATCGGCCAATGCACGGTGCGGCGTACCATCAATGGCAACGCCCTGTTGTTCGGCTGCATTACTCAGCCTTTGCCATTTAAATTTATTCCGGTTCTGATCCCACTGGCCGTAATATTCCGCATAGGTTTTCATGACGCACTCAGCATCAAAGATATATTTCCTCTCTGATACATGACAATTACTCGTTGCTGCTGTTTGAAAAATTAAGCGGGAATCAAAAGAGGCATTATAAATAAGCAGAGTGCGGTCATTCGTCAGCGTCATGAATTGATAATGAATATCTCGCCACGTTGGTGCATCAGCCACCATTTCATTAGTAATTCCATGAATGGCGGTTACCTCTGCGGGAATGGCTTTTAATGGCTTAACAAGCGTATCCAGTAATATCTTTCCAGTACAATCAATGATACTGATTTCAATTATTTCAGCATCATTACCAAGGCCCGTTGTCTCCGTATCTAGAATAAGATAGTTATTTTTTAGCCATCGTTGAGTGCGATACTTTGCGTCTAATTTGCAAAGTGCTTTTCCTGCTTTAAATATAAACCGCCAAAAAGCACGCGTCAGTCGATATGGTGGGTTATTAGTATTCAAAATGGGACGCCTCCGTCAAAATCATCAAAACGGGAATAATTGGTGGTATATAATTCATTAAATGAGAGCATTACATAGTTGGGCAGGGCAAAGTCACACGGAGTAATGTGTGTAATTTCAACTACAAGTTTTCGCCCTGAATATTCTGTGGTTAATTCCCATTCCCTTAAAAGCAGGAAATCCCCTACGGAGAAATCACGGTCATTAGCCCGTAACTCAGCTTTTTTGTATCCATTAAATACAGCGTTGAAATATTCCGGCAGAATTTTTAGTCGATGAAGCTTTGGTGATGTATAAAGTGAGCATGGTATTTCTTGAGACACTCCCTGCATGTCTAGGGCTTCTCTGTAGGCTGACTCAGTTTTATTTATGGCTGAAATAACATTGCTCACAGTCTTGTGTGCATAACTGGTGGTGCAATTCTTGCCGTGGGTTGTCGCTTCAATAGCTGTTACTATCGAGTCCAGATAGCCCGATACTTTCATTGCAGCACCAGAAACTATTTCCACCTGTTTTTTTAAGGCATCTATAGAAGATGATTGTTTATTTAACGTACATTCCAGATAGGTGAGATCTGCAAGGGCTTTGAGATTATCCCCATAGGTAAGGCCATGCGCCGGACGCCGGTTAATAAAATTTTGTAAATATATAATTGCTGGGATATCAGTAGTTTCTTTCTGCTTTTCCATATCACATCACCTTATTTTAGATAATAGAATACCCGGCACGATAAATGCGCCATTTTTAATAACTCGCTAAAACGTTATTTCTTTATAACAAGTCTTTCGGGATTGAATTTAAATCAACCCATAAATCCAACGCTGCTTTACGCACCGCTTTTCTTTCATGATATTCCAGTTCTCTAAACTTTTTTTCGTGGCTATCTTTCTTTATCCCAGCCGCGTAATAAATAATGCCTTTTGTCTTTCCTCTGCTTAATGATTCCAAACGCTGCTCAAACTCTTCATCTGGATCCTTTTTAAACAGTTCCTTTATGCGGTCTAAATGCCGTAAACCTACTTTCTGATTCCATTCCTGCATTGAAAGCGGCGAACCGTCCATATTAATTTGCCCCATCATCCACCTCTCGGTATGACAGTAATTAACTCAAGAATGTGTCGGCTCTGGAATACCCCCGGAATTACACTGAGTCACCAACAGCTCTAATTCCTGGGCGCTGTCCTGATCCCCAGATGCTTGCGCCGTGCTTAACAGACCCTCCAGACCGACACTTAGACGAAAGGCGTAATCATTTAGCGAAAACATTCGCACCTCGTCGGCAACAGCGGAAGCGGCGCGCAGGTTTTCGGCCTTGAAGTGGTATTGCTGCAACAGGTCGTTAATCAATGTGAAATATGCTTGTTTCATCCCTTTCTCCTTAAGAGTGTTGGCGCGCTTTGCGTTTGATATTGGTGCGACGGCGGTGATCGCGGATCACGGCGCGGGCAGACAGAAACGCAAGCCAGATAAGCACGGCCAGCACGGCTAATGCTCCGCTGGTCAATTCAATTAGTTGCCCTGGCATGTCTGTACCTCTTCATTGAAAAATTGAGGTATGACGCCTGACTCCCGAAATTGCTGTGTTGCGGCATTCAGTTGGTGGAAAGTGGCTAATTCGTTTTCACGCAATTGCCACGCTATGGCGGTAATCATACTTAAGCCTGCAAGGGTGTTGCTGGTGATGGCTTTTTTTTCACGAGCACGGAGATTAGCTCGAAGGGATAAAACACCATTTTCCTCTATCGCACGTCGGGTTAACTCTCCCATATCAGCCATGTGTGTTCGCAGTATGGCGTTAGCTATCTGCAGGCAAGGTGATTTCATGCTGCGGCTCCCGTTTTACGTTCGATATACAACTGATCAATGAAGCCGGTGGCGAGTGCTTGAGCGTCAAGTAAACCGAAAGACTGTTCACCCAGGAATACTTCATAGCGGGCAATGGGGTTAATAGCAGTTCTTGGCCGATGAGTAATTACAAAGCCACGATAGGCAGATGAATGGCGGCTAATAATGGTTAAGGCGTGCATTGTATTTTCCCCTAACTATTGGCTATGGCATCTTTCAACATAGCAACCAAATTAACTTCAACTTTGTCACCAGCTTTAACTTTCGGGCGAATAATAATCCGACCATCACGCACCATTCCACGGCATGTATCAAATGGAATACCAACAATCTCGGAATATATTTCAAGCGATACATACCCAGTTGGAACGGTTATATTTATGGTGATATTTCCCATAATTCCCCCTTATCAATCAGCCTGAATAGCGGTGATACCACGCAAGTAAACTAGACGCGCCATACTGGAAATTGAACGAGTTTCTTTTGCTGCGAGCGCTTCTAATTCTGCACGCTCATCATCAGACAAACGCATATGGGTCGGGTTTTTTGAAGCAATTCCTTTCGGTAATCGCGAGCGTTGATCGTGTTTGACTTGTTTCATAATGGTATATTGTGATCCACTAAGTTCCTGTACAACACAATCTAAGGAAGTATTGTTCCTATGTCAACTAAAAGAGAGGAATTATTATTCCTTATTGGGGCGCGGTTACGTGAAGAAAGGGAAAAAACGGGTGAAAGCCAAGAGGCCATGGCAGCAAATTTTGGTGTTTCAACTCGTACTTGGGGGAAATATGAAAGAGGGGAAACCATGCCAGATGCCACAACCTTGGCATTGCTAGATACTCAGTACGGTGTAGACATTATGTACGTATTGACGGGTAAGCACACCCCGCTTGATGGCATTTCAGTGGAGGAACAAAAACTAGTTGAAAATTACCGCGCTATGGATGAGGCGGCAAAATTAAACATACAGGCGGTTGGTGATGCGTTCGCGCAATCGAAGTTGCATAAACTGACTAATAATAAATAACAAGTAAACAAAATTTTTCGAATAAGGAGGCTTTATGATGAAGTTAATAAATAATCTAATCATTATGCTAACAGTGGTACTTTCTAATGTGGCCTACGCTGATGGGCCTACAAAATTTCCATCTGTTACAGATATGATTCAGCAGCTTAATGATTTTTCTACTGATAACGGTACTTTTAAAGTAATTTCAAAAAAACCTCTTCACATCCAATTATCTCCAGAAGTATTACCTAATGATCTGAAAAGTGTGATTTCTGAACAAACAGAAAGAGCGGCAATTTATGGTATATATCGTAGCTTCATCCATACAGATGTAGATAAAATCACCGTAACTGCCATACCAAAAATTTATAGTAAAGATGATTATGTGAGCGCAGATAAAGTGACTATTACAAAGACTCGTGCCCAAGCATTAAATGACATTCAGAAATTTATACCTGTAACTGGTTTTTCTGAACTCACTATATCTGATGAGTACGGGCATGATGAGACATCTAAAGAATATAAGCAGATTTATTTTAATGATCAGGGCGGAGCCGGGCTTAATAAATTTTTTAAATATATATCTAAAAAATAAATAGGGGCATTAATTTTGGCTATTCGCAAATTAACTACTGGCAAATGGATTTGTGGGTATTATCCCAATGGACGGCGTGGTGAACGGCTGAGTGATTCACTGGTCACTGATTTTGACAAGAATGCTTTTGCTGTTTATCGGGAGCAGAAACCATTTCGCCACTACCCGATATTTTCAGGGGGCGTATTTGCTTCAGGTTTTTTAATTGCGCTTTTAATAGTCACATTTAGTAAGTAACTCACGCTCAAATTATTTACATTGTGATATTTAATTAATTATTTTCTTAACCTTATCGAGGGCTAGCGATGAAAAAGGTACTGTCACTGACGTTTCTTATTTTTGCCTTATTCACAAATAACGCATTTGCTGAAAATTGGTATGCGGGGGGAACCCTGCATGAAGCCAATGCGCTTACATGGCAAACAGCCACGCCGGAAAACAAACTTGCAACTTGTGCTGACTTTATCGCCGGGATATACAGCAAAAAGCTATTAGCGGCTGAGATAAATAGAAAAATAAAATCGGTTGATGATTTTAAACCTTACGCGAGTGAATTAGCAAAACAACTTGATGATGCTTTTGCTCCAGAATCAGATCCAATTCAAAATAAAGAAATTTTCACTAATCAAAGTGTCAAATCAACCGCCATGATGTTAATGATTATGATGCAGTGGGTGCAGGATTAATGGCAGTCAGTAAACTTCCGTCAGGAAAATGGCTTTGCCAATGCTTCCCTTATGGTCGTGATAACAAGCGTATACGCAAACAGTTTGCCACTAAAGGCGAAGCACTTTCATACGAACGTCGCATGATGGTGAATAAACAAGATACGGGGCTGGGCATTAGTGCGGTAACGCTTAATGAATTAGTTGAGCGATGGTATGAAATGCACGGTAAAACCCTATCTTCTGGCGAGTCCCGTAAAGCTAAACTATTGGCGATTTGTGAGAGAATGGGGGACCCCTTAGCGGCAGATGTCGATAAGAATATGTTTGCTGTTTATCGGAACGCCGCCTGAATGGTGAATGGCAAGCAAAAGGGCGTACTGTTGTAAAAGAAGCCACTGTTAACCGTGAGCAATCATACTTACATGCTGTATTTTCAGAATTAAAACGCCTTGGTGAATGGGAGGGAAGTAACCCGCTTGATGGTATCCGCCAATTTAGCGAGGGTGATCAAGAGCTGGCCTTTCTGTCCCAAGATGAAATTAAGCGGCTTTTAGTCTCCTGTGATGAGTCGGAAAATAAAAGCCTGGGAACCATCGTTCGCCTCTGTTTAGCTACAGGTGCCAGGTGGGGAGAGGCACAGGATATGAAACAGTCGCAGATATTACCTAGCCGTGTGACTTACATTAATACTAAGGGCAAAAAGAACAGAACCGTACCGATATCTGAGAAACTATTTAAACGTATACCAAAAAATCGCGGTGCTTTATTCACTCCATCTTATGATGCATTTAAACATGCATTGAAAAGGGCGGCTATTGAGTTGCCTAAAGGGCAACGCACACACGTACTCAGGCATACCTTTGCCAGTCACTTTATGATGGGCGGCGGAAACATTTTAGTGCTGCAACAAATTCTCGGCCATAGCACTATTTTAATGACGATGAGATATGCACATTTTGCACCCGATCACTTAGATGCGGCCATCGCTTTAAATTCTTATGACAAGTTAGTTATCGATTAGAAAATTGTCAGTTTTGATGGCAGCAAAAACTAGCCACACGCAAACATACGCAGCGATACGCATTTGTAACCCATTGAACAACCTTAACTTGTTGATTTTAAAAGATAGCCTCAAATTTTTAAAATCCCTCGGCTTATGGCTGTGCGGGTTCAAGTCCCGCCCCGGGCACCATGGAAAATTTTCTAAGTAAAACAAAGTAGTACGAGTATGTCGTTAACCGCCGAGAGGCGGTTTTTTTGTGATTAAAATCCCATTCCTGAGTTGTTCCTAACATCATTCCTAACATGTTTTGTGGAGGGTGAATAAAAATTCACTTTTTTTGATTACCGACTACCGGCACAATTTTTATTTTCCGATCATATCGTGCCGTTTGCCCCATGTTTTTATGCCCTGAAATTGCCTGTTTTTCACTGAGTGTCCCTTCAAGATCAGAAATACCCTTGGCTTTAAGGTCATGGAAGGTGAAATTAAAATCTAACTTTGGATATGTTTTTTGCGACTTCCCTGGCTTTGTGCCATTTACTATTAAATCCATCACGCGTATACCGTAAACCTGTACGTTGATGGATGATATACACACTACTTATACCTGACTTCAGGGGAAGGGACTCAGCCAGTGTTATGGCATCACGTAACCGTTCAGACCATGCTTTAATCTGCCTGGCTGCCGTCTTACCCTGTTTGATATAGATCCCGGGTTCTCTGAGCTGATCACGACGCAAAGCAAGGACATCCGCTTGCCGGGCGAGACACAGATAGGCTATTTCCATTGCAACTCGGACAACATCAGGTGCGACTTGATACACTGCGTCGTATTCCTCATCTGTAATATAGCGGTCTCTGGCTTTCTCCGTAAATTGTTTGGCCCCTCTGCATGGATTGCCTTTCACTATTCCGCGTTCATATCCCCAGCGATAAACGCGAGAAAGGAAAGTTTTTTCCCGGTTAGCCTGCGTTCTGCTCGTTATTCCTCGTTTATCCATATACTTTCTTATATGTTCGGATCTTATATTGTCAGGGGACATTTCTCCAAAGACTGGCAGCAATTTGAGAGATTCAGGTTCAAATTGAACAGGATGCTGACAGCATCATCATGTTGTATCGGGAGGCCATTTATAACCCCGATAGCCCGGCGGCAAGATTTGCTGAAGCTATCGTAACTAAAAACAGATTTGGTGAATACGGTACCGTTTATCAGGAGTTCCAAAACGGTCACTTTCTAGCCGTTGACCAGTTGGTGGCCAGAGAAGCCAGCCGCATGTCAAAAGAGGCAATGAAGCTCCCTGTCAGAGAAAAACGGTATTCGACAGCAAATTTTTAATCGCACCTGACCCGCGTTGAAACGCGAGAGGTAAGACCATGCGGACCATCAATGAAAAATCTCCGGTTGTTGAATTCAGGGTGTAACCATGGACGGGCAATCGGGCTACCTTCCCCCCAGACTTCCGTTCAATATTTCTCGTTGGCCTAAAGAGTGCCAGGAAAAGCTGAATCTTGATTTGATAGCCAGCGGCTTAATCAAAGACCTGTACTAACGCAGGACTAACCGCGCCCACGTACTGGAAGCGATTGAACGGGTACCGGTAGATTATCGGGCATTTTTTAAAGAACGCTTAAATTACTGGCGTGACCGGAGAGAAAATGAATGTTAGCAAACTCTGGCTGTCATGAGATGAACAATATCGTCGTGTGACCTGTTACAGGAATAATAAAATGAAAATCGAGTCAGGACAGGCTATAGCAGGGTATTCTATTCAGGATGTGGGAGCCTTGATCCGATTCGGCTTTTCGTATGAGCATCATCAATCATTGCCATCCCAAATGAGCAATAAATAGAATTTGGAGAGTTTACTGTGATTATGAAAAAAATTATAGGATTGAAACGAATACTCATGCAAATCACTTTATGTACTGAGCCACCCGTCGGGAACGCCTTACGTTTATTTATTGCTAAGTGGGTCACATTGTTCAGTGACATTGGATGGATCACCGACGAAGGTATTTAAACAATATGTTGATTTTTTTTTGCTTATTAATACATAATACTGAATTATCTCATTATAAAAGGGAATTCATTAAATGATTTATAGCAAGCAATCTGCTGATACTGTACTAGAAAAATATTTTGATGCATTCATAAAAAACGCATCAACCGTGATATTTTATACTGTTGAAAATTTAGATTTAGGTGCTGGGCGGGCATTTATGACAGTATCGCCCGAAATTATACCGGAACTAACAATGTATCCTTAGTATGATGAAATCATCAAAAAATACTTATCTGCAAACAGAGAACTCATTCTTGTAAAAAATAAAAGAATGGAATAGAAATGCTTTACTTTCTAATAGAAAAAAAGTGGGTGTTTTAATGGATTCGATAAAAAGAAAATCAACTGATGAAATAATTCAAGCGCTAAAGTTTATTTTATGATAGAGGTTTTTTTATGAAACTATTACATCGCGTATTTATAGATTTATTATTTGTTGCTTTAGCTATGCTGTTTTTCGCGCTCTTCATATATATGTCTGGTAAAGTACCTGAATTTTTCATGATGTACGTGTTCTATGGTGGTTTTTGTTTGTCATTTTATTTTTCATATCGTTTGAGAAAAATTTTCATGACTTAATTTTAACGTTGCTAATACATAAATGATATTTACTTGAATGCATGGGCGCGAAAATTGATTGGTTTAATAAACTCTGTCACTCCATATGCTATAACCTGATGTGCCTGATGTGCCTGATGTGCCTGATGTGCCTGCTGTTTTATGTTGCCAGGATATTGACTCATATATAAACGAGATTTTTTCAAACGGTATTGCACCATGATTATTTATTACATGAGGGTAATTTTAACTGATATCTATTATCGTAGCTTTAGTTAATTTTATCTCATAAAATATTTCCAAAGCACCAAATTGATTTAATCTATAAATTGAAAATGATGGGGTTAATATTTCATTATTGGATATGGCTATAGCCATTAGTGGTGATAATTTGTCAATTGGTTTGATAAATTCAACAGGATGATGTGTACAATGTTGCTCTCTTGTTATGGCGTGATTTAAGGATAGTATCTGAATTTCATCGTCATGATCATTCTGATGTCGATTTCCAATCGAGTCAAATGAACTGCATCCAGCAGAGATTAATCCTTGTTCACTTCCTGTTAATTTTAAATAGGTATTAAAACTCATAAAATATCCTTATAGACTCAGTTGTTTGGCTTAATTTTATAAAGAGTGGTGTTCTTTTTTATAAAATACGAATTCAGTATTTTATATTAACTTGATATGTTTATTTTTTTAATGTAAACAACTCAAAAATGAAATTTTAAGATATTTCTTGCTTGTATGGCTGTCATACTACATGTGCGTTGGCGGTAAGTGTCAAGGTAGTTGTCACCCCAGGTTGATTTATGCGGCCTGTTTTCCCCGCTCTGGATTTAATGTCACGCTTTCCTGCCATTCCCAGTTTCGCGTCTGTCGTGACCAACGTTTGGGGTTCGCGGCTCTCGCCGCTTGATAGACCTTATCTCGTTGGGCCAACAGCGCCTTGTCCTCACCCGTATGTCGCTGCAACGGCGTCACATAACCTATGCCACTGTGCCGGTGCTCTTCGTTATACCAACGGGTAAATTTATCCACCCAGACCCGCGCTTCCTCAAGATGGTTAAAGCCTGAGGATGGCCACTGAGGAACATATTTCAGCGTGCGGAACAACGACTCCACATACGCATTATCATTGCTCACACGCGGTCGGCTGTGTGAAGGCGAGATATTCAGTTCTGCCAGCTTCACCTGCAGGGTCTGCGACTTCATCGCCGCACCATTATCTGCATGCAGCACCAGTGGCTGGCGATAACAGCGCTCCCGCAGTACCGTACGTTGCATCAGCGCCGCCGCCAACTCACCACTCTCGGTTTCATGGACTTCTGCTCCGGTGATTTTACGGCTGAACACATCCTCCACCAGGTACAGATAATACCAACGACCCCGTACCCATGAAGGCAGCCACGTGATGTCCCACGTCCACACCTGACAAGGCCCGGAGGCGGTGAACGTTGTTGGCGGTTTTACCCGGCCCGGCTTGAGGCAACGGCCACGGTGATGTACTTCTCCATGACGGCGCAGCACCCGATAAAAGGTCGATTCACTCGCCAGATAAACCCCTTTATCCGCCAACCGTGGCACGATTTGCGACGGCGGCAGGTTGGCATACTCGGGTTGATGGCAGACCGCCCGTATCTGCTGCTCTTCTTCCACTCTCAGGCGATTGGTGGGCTCCGGGCGTATCGCCGTAGTTCTTTGGTCTTCCGGGGAGGTTTGCCACCGTTGCCAGGTCCGTACGCTGAGCTCAACTTCGCGACAGGCCACCGCCCGGCGTGCACCAGCAGCGACGGCCTCATTTATCCACGCGATAAACTGCTGGCGTTCCTCTCGGGGTGTCAGTCGTCCTCGTCCGTTTCCCCGTAGTAGTCCCTGAGCTTTTTTCTTAACACCAGGATCGCTGCCGTCTCCGCCAGCGCCTTTTCTTTACGCAGCAGCTCCTTTTTCAGTTGCTTGTTTTCTTTCTGGCTTTGCTTGAGGGCCACCTTATCGTCACCCGAAGGAACCTGCAAAAAAGCCTGTTTCCATTGCGCTATCTGCGCGGGGTAAAGCCCTTTTTTACGGCAGTATTCGGCGATTTCCGTTTCACTTAACGTGGCGGTTTCCACGATAACCGCGAGCCGCGCTTCGGCAGGCCACTGTTCACTGTTTTTCTCTGCACCGGGCACCGGTTCCCCCTCTGATTTAGCCTGATTGCGCCAATTGTAGAGGGTAGCTTCCGATATCCCTTCCATCTGTGCAACAGCCGTGACGGTCATGTTGTACGGGGGAAGTAATTTTGCCAATACACCGGCTTTACGTTCTGGGGAAATACGTTTTATTTGTCACTCCGTTGCCCTCTGGATCCATTTTTAGAAGGGGGTGACAACTATGCTGACACTGAGGGCAGGGGGGCGTCAGCATCATCGGAAGTACAGACCATGCCGATAATGGCGGTGGAAACAGTGGAAATAACGCGAGTACCGTCGTTGATTTCGATGACGCGCGTGCCGTGATGATAATCACTCATGGATTAACTCTCTGTTGGTTGAGGGTAGAGAGTATGGTGGCGAATGGCACAACGAGAAAACTATAAAATGGGTAACCACTTTACGCGATATAGAGTGGTTACCATTAACAGGAAAGTGATTTTTCTATCCCGCGTGTGACGTCTTTTTTCGTGCTCTGAACTTATGAAATCCCTTCATAATAAGCACATAAGCTAGCGATGCGACAATAATATCGAGAACCAGCATTGCCGGGAAATAGATATCTTCGGGGTTACTGAACCCCAAAAACTCTGAGATACTGAACCAGTACTGTAACTGGCTCTCAGGCATCGGATAGGGGTAACTATGGATATACTTAACCGCCAGTATAAACAGGCCGATAAAAAATAGTACCTTCAATAACCTACGGACAAGTGTTGCCATTCGTCACCACCTCAATACACCCATAGGCCATCAATTTAGTTCCATTAACTGCAATGGTTTGTGTGTGGAGTAGGGCTTTGCGCAGCACCTGAAAATCGGCAGCATGTTGTAACGTGATACACCCCATAGAAACCCCCATCGGGCCGATGGGATGCAATCTGAAATTTCCACGTTCAACATTATTGATCCAAGTGTAATCGTCAATTTTCCCATCATCACGGTACAAGCCAAACCATTCATTATGGTCAGTCGGCGCATGGGTAAACTTGGTGGGGAAATCTTTCATTGCGGTATTAATGCGGGTTTTAACCCCGCCTTTTAACCCCGCCTTTAGGGCGCTCAACAATCCAGTAGCACCCCTCGGGTAATGGCCGTTATCAGGGACCATGGTACAGCCGCCTCTGTTGCGGTATGCCTTATTGCCAGAAAAGGCCATAAATGTACCAACACCAAAAATGCTCAAAGGGGAGTAGTGAGCATTGTTAACAACAAACTTTCCTTGTAATGCCATAGTGTCCTCATATTTTTATTTAATACTGTCTTGCGTCTATTGCATTGTAAAGCAAATCACTTATCCAAGTAAGTAACGAAACAACCAAAACATAACTTATCGTTTCCTTAAGATATATATATCGCGCATGAGGAATACTTTATTCGTTCAGTTTGGTTTGTTGAACGTCTATATTTTATTTTTTCCACACCACAGAATAATTGAGATATTTCTTGATATTACTTAACACGTATTTTCGGATGTTTCTCTTTTAATCTCTTTAGCGCCAATCAGTATTTCGAAATATTTGAATCCGTATAACTACATAAACTGAATAAACCCACGCTAAAAATAATCAAATAGAAAAGAGGAGTGCGATTCACCTGAACGCACCCATTATGCCTCTAACCGTTACGGCCAGTTGGGAATACAATACCCCTGATTCATTGCCTCGATCAAAAGCCATTGCGGCAGTTCCGGCAATTCAACCTGCGGCCAGTTTTCCACCGTGGCGATGTTTGAAACATCACATCGGCTTGTATTGTGTCATTCCCCTGAGTGGCCGCGAACGCCATTAGACACGTAACAGGAAAGGCGGTGGGGAAAGCCAGTTCAGGGTAAGCGATATTTTCGCTGGCAGAAACAGGGCCAGTCATCCATTGCACAATCAGCCCGCCCGGCACGTCTGGAATACGGATATAATCCGAGCCAGCAAAGTGATGTTTACCAAACAGCGGCAGCACACCCGCGATTTTATTGTTAATAAATCCCCAAAAATTTCCACCCCCTACACCGCCCCGGTGATATCTCCACTGCCAGCGTAACGCGCGGCTCCCAACGCATCACAGCGCCATAAACAGCGGCCATCATTTTTATACGTAAGGCGGGATTTTGCGGCTGGTCGATCAAGGTTGATAACAGTGAGCCATAATCGCGGCGCATCACCCGTGTGCCTTGTGGTGTGGCCAGAATGTCACTGATTGACTGGCGAATATGATCAATATCGTCGATGTTCAAGCCGCTGTTGCGGTTCATGCCGCTATATTTATCGCTGGTCATTTAACCCCCTCAGTCCAATCGCCACCACGCTGCACGCCGCCGATACTGATCACCATGACTTGCTCACCCAGCGATGGCGCAGANGGCTTTTTAGCTCGACGTTGGAAACAGACAACCCGTTTTGGTGCTTTCCTTGATCCTGTAGCGGATAAAGTTATGGTAGCCGTTGCATTAGTATTGGTTGCTGAACATTACCACTCTTGGTGGATTACATTACCGGCTGCAACGATGATCGCCCGGGAAATTATCATTTCGTCTCTTAGAGAATGGATGGCAGAAATTGGCAAACGCAGCAGCGTTGCGGTGTCATGGGTAGGTAAGGTAAAGACGATGGCACAAATGGGGTCACTTGTTGGGTTGCTTTGGCGCCCTGACCACAATGTTGAACTTGCCAGTTTCGTTTTACTTTATATTGCTGCTGTACTGACATTCTGGTCAATGTTCCAATATTTGAACGCTGCCTGGAGTGATTTGCTCGAACCTTGATCGAAGCGCCGTAAAAAGCAGCAAACGAACGAATAATTCAGATAATTTTATTGACTCATTGCGTCAGGTAAGTAGAATGCATCGCATCAGACGGCAGCAACGAAATGTCGAAAGATAGCAAAAGAATCAGTAGGTTCTGATGTTGCGGGAATAGCTCAGTTGGTAGAGCACGACCTTGCCAAGGTCGGGGTCGCGAGTTCGAGTCTCGTTTCCCGCTCCAAATTAATAGGTTGGCATTAGCGAACCTTAGCTGTAAAGGCAAAGAAGAATAAGGCGCGTTGGCAGAGTGGCCATGCTACGGATTGCAAATCCGTCTACCTCGGTTCGACTCCGGGACGCGCCTCCAGTTTTCCAGAGCCCGGGTGGTGAAATCGGTAGACACAAGGGATTTAAAATCCCTCGGCTTATGGCTGTGCGGGTTCAAGTCCCGCCCCGGGCACCATGGAAAATTTTCTAAGTAAAACAAAGTAGTACGAGTATGTCGTTAACCGCCGAGAGGCGGTTTTTTTGTGACTAAAATCTGGCAAGTGGCAGCAAAATGGCAGCACGATGGCAGCGCCGGTTTTTGGCACCATAAAAAAAACCCGCAAAAGCGGGATGAGCATCGGGTAAATAAATTTATTTCCAGCCGTCAGAACATGACCACCTGGCCGCCGGTTTGTGGGTGGGGCATCACCGGGTTAATCTCGCCCGGCTTCGATATAGAACGCATAAAACTTTCCATCGTTACGAATGTATGGCCACAATTCACATTGGTGCACTGGTGATAGCGCTCTTTGGTTTCGGTGGTTACCTGGCTACTGCTGCGGGTGTGTGCTGCCTGATGGCATAAAGGGCAATTGAACATGATAGCGAGTCCGTTATCATCCCGACTGTGGTCGGTATTAATGATAATTATGCGTTATTATTGATTAAAAATCATCATTCCATATCCAAATCATCTATTTTCACCTCTAATTCCAGCGCGGTAGTAAAACCGCTGTCACTCACGGAATGGGTCACCGTGACCAGCGTCCAATCTGCTTCATCAATCTGTTTTTTGAATCCAGTAACTTTAACCGGCACTTCGGGATAGAGATCTGCGCGGCCTTTAGCAAGCTGGATAGAAAACTTAGCCGCCCCTCGCTGTATCCGTTCCCAGTTTGATTTTGCCGCCCGCTGTGCATTGTTTTTACTGGCGTAAGTGGTGCGTAAGATCAGCACATTCTCATCAGTACCGATCAGATATTCGCCCTGTTTCTCTTCGGGCTCTTTGGGTTTGGCGGCAGTGGTCGCCTTACGTTTGCGTTTTCGCTTGACCTTAACCACGGGCTTTTCAGTGGTGCGAGTATTCAGCCAGTTGGCGACAACGCCGGTATAAGCGCCCCGGTCAGCCATGCTAAACTGATGGCCGTCACCCAAGCTGCGGATAATGGTCATCATCGGGATCGGTTTACCGCTGGCGGTTTTCGACTGGCCCTGACGAATAAATAACAGATTGCCATTTTTCACAGCGGCAATAGCGCCATATTGTTTCGCCAGTCGGGTAATAAAATTACCGTCTGATTCGTTGGTCTGGTCAATATGATCAACGGCTAAATCTGACATGGTTTTATTTAATGTTGGGGCGAGTTTATTCCGCTCGGCAACAGTTTTAATTATCCCGCCAATAGTGGTCTTATGGTAAGACTGATCCCGGCGAATATTGAGCGTTTCACGAAAATCCGCACTGCGCGCGCGAACAGTCAGCTTATCCGGCGCGCCACTGTGTTCTATTTCATCTACGGTAAATGTACCTTTATCGATCAGCGCTGCGCCTTTCCAGCCGAGTGATACCGCTATTTTAGCGCCACGGCGAGGTAACTCCACTTTACCGTCCGCGTCATCAAACTCAATATCTAATTGATCGGCTTCAAAGCCCCGGTTATCAGTTAACGTCAATGACATTAGGCGCTTTTTAATGCCACCCGTTTTATCTATGCCATCCACGGAAATAGAATAATCGGGTTCGTTATGCCCGGTATCAATGCTTATCATGATAATAATCCGGCGGCGGTGTTCGATACGCTGCTGGCGATATCGTCAAATTGCTGAGACAGATCCCCAAACATCTCTTTTAGTGATTCATCGGTACGTTTTAAGCTAAGCGTAAATTCAATTTTACGGGCTGACCCATCACTGAAAAAAATATTTTTAGTGCGATTCAAGCTCTCAATGACAAACATGCCATGGATCGCGCCGTTCCCTTCAATCAGTGACCAGGCCTTGCCGGTTTCTGCCATCAGTTGCAAGGCCATTAATGAAAGCTTGCCGCCGGTCAGCTCTGGATACAACACACCGGATAAGGTAATGGATTCTTCATCTGGCCCTAAAAATTGACTGGATGAGCGGAGACCAAAACGGGCATTTGACGGATGCCGCCACGCCATCTGATGTTGAAAATCTTGATAGGGGGTGGTTTGCCGCATAAAGACAAACATCCCCAGTGCCATCATCATGTTATTGCTCCTTAGTCGTCATGGTCTTGATAACTGCGGTTTGATTTGCTCTGTTCCCTGCGGTTGTGGGCGGCCAGTTGGCGGGCCACCTCGCGGGCAATATCCTGCGCATCCTGCTGCGGCGTCGGGTAAATATTGATAACTGGCGCAGCATGGCTGGTTTGATTTTGCTGATGATTATTTGTCTGACCGTTGCTACTGCGGTACTGTGCCGCCGGTAAACTGTAAGGATGGAGCGGCGCGGCGCTGGCCGGGTAGCCACTGAATAGCATGGAAGCCGCAACCGCCATAGCGGCGGTGTTGCGGCGGCTGGTGACCTGTGCCGGGCCGTTGATGATTTCCGGGCCATATTCACCTACCACACCAAATTTTCCCAGCGGGATGGTACCGCCGTTATCATATGCCCCGGTATATTTACTTTCGATATAGGTGCTTTTCGTTTGCGCTGGCTTCCACGCCACGCCGTAGTTACCTGGGCCCGCGGCAGTGGCTGGGCTTGCCTGCGCCAGTGCCTGGGTTTTGTCAGAGCGTTGCTTTACTTCATCCAGTTTTTCAAGTACCCATTTAATGGATGAGATCAACGCATTTATCGGTATCATGGCCAGTCCAATGCCGTCAGCCAAAAACTGACCAAAGGCCTTACCGGCATTAGCGGCGCGGTTTAAATCGGCCGTGGTTGATTGCACTGGTTCCAGTAACTTTTTAAACCAGTTCCACACGTTTTTGACTGCATCACCAATCCAGTCAAACACCGGCCCCAGCGGTTTAAGCGCCTCTTTAATCGGTGCGGCGGCCTGCATAAAGCCCTCTACCACACCCCCAAGGAACGCTTTAATCGGTTGCCAGTACTTGTAAATCAATAAGCCAGCACCCACGATTGCCGCGGCAATTAACCCAATCGGGCTGATCAGGATACCCAACATGCTACCCAGGCCACCGAGCGCGAAACGCAGGAATTTAAGCGGGGATTTAGCCAGCCAGCTAATACCATTACCGAGTAACGTAAAGCCGCTGACGGCTGATTTCACTGGCGAGCGGGCCACGTTCACCAGACCTTGACCCAACCCTTTTAAACTGGCGATGGCTGAGCGGCCGCTTTGTTGAGACATCACGAGCAGGGAGCGGCTAAAGTTGCCAATTTGCGCACCTGTAATGGGGGTAATACTTGCCAGTCGAAACAGACTCAACGACAAGCGCGGCAATAAGCGGATCCCCAGCACTGAGGTAGTAAAACGGAGCAGGGCGAAGGGGCCTAAAATACCCACGGCAGCAATCGCCAGCGCCCCGAATGCGGCGGTTGCAATGGCGACAACGGTACCCACTTTTACAATCGCAGTACTCACGCCGGGATGGGCCTTAAGGAATTCAGCCACGCCGTGCATAAATTCACTGATGCCTTTTGCCGCCGAACGTAACCAGTCGTTATTCTTCTCAAATAACTCAACACTGATATTCTCCATGGCGGCATGGAGAATGGTCATATCGCCCTTCATATTGTCCAGCATGGTTGAAGCTACACGCGCCGCTTCACCATCATATTCACCAGGCTTACCGCGCATCTGTTCCAATTTGCCGCTGGAAGTTGCTCGCATTAACTCCCCAAATCCGGTAACGGCATATTTTCCTGCTATCTTTTCAAAAATAGCGCCACTTTCGATGTTGCCCATTTGGGACGTTTTTTTATCAATATCTTTTAGGATATCAACCAAATCGCGCATGTTACCGTTTTTATCGGTTGTTTTTACGCCTAAATCAGAAACAGCTTTTGATGTGCCGATTCTTAAAAGAACCGATTTTAGCGTTGTACCTGCTTGGCTGCCCTGAATACCGGCACTCCCCATAATTGCGGTAGCGGCGGCTGTAGTTTCTAACGATTGACCATATTGACGACCTATCCCCGCCGAATATTTAAGAGACTCGCCCAACATAGGAATATCGACGTTATTTCGAGTGAATAACGCCGTAAGGACATCCGCAACATGGTCCATCTTTTCTGCAGGGATGCCCGCGGCGGTTTGAATATTGGAAGCAATATCGGCAGTAGTAGCAAGATCAATCCCTCCGGCAGCGGCGAGGTTAAGCATACCGGGCATTGCCCCCATAACCTGTTTCGGGCTATAGCCAGTGCGGCCAAGAAAGTATTGGCCTTCAGCCACTTCCAGATCGGTAAACTTGGATGAGAGTGGCAGGGTACGGGCCTGGTGACGCATCGCCTGCATATCCTCCGCGTTTTTATCCGGAATGCGGGTAACGGCCTGGGTTTTGCTCATCATCGCGTCAAATTCATAACCCACACCCAACGTTTTGGTTATCCCCCGACCCATGGCGCGGCCGGTAGCAAGCGAGGTATACCCTAATCCGGCGGCTACCGCTTTGCGCTGATTGCTGGCATCAAAGCGATTGCGGGCGGCATTCAGGCGTTGCTGTTGTTGGGCTTGTTGCGCTAACCGGCGTTGTTGTGCGGCCAGCGCGGCGGTGGTGCTGGTGATGCTGGCTTTAAGGGTTCGCTGTGCTTGTCCCAGTCGATTAGTGGCAACGCCGCTGCTTTGTAAGGCGGCACGCTGGGTGTGGAGTGCGGTACGTAAGTCATTGTACTTTTGCTTGAGTTTTGCGGCCTCTTCACTGGCACGCTTAAACTCTCTCGCCTGCTTAGCTGTAGGCGCTGCGCTGTTTTTTAATTCAGTGGCGAGTTGACGCGCTTTATCGCGGGCGGCAGTCAACGCCTGTGCGGCACGATCAACAGCGGCTTTATTCTGACGAAAACCCTCAATTTTGGCCGCCTGGCTATTGAGTTGCTTAAGCTGGTCTTTCGTCGTTTTGATGGATGCAGACAGCGTTTTATTGCTGGCCAACATAGATTTAAATGGCCGGGTGATTTTATCTATGGCACTTAAGGAAACCCGCAAACGGAGGTTCTTATCACTCATCACTGCCCCCGTTGCGGATAATGGCTTTATGTCGCCACTCTAAAAGTTCACCTAAGGACATCTCTTCGGTAGCGGAGGGCGGCCAGTGAAAGGTTATCGCAATATCCGCTATCAAATCGTCAACGGTTAAGCTGTCAGGAAATCTGACCGCACCGAGTTCGGCAAGAAAAAAAGCGCCAGTGCCTGCGATAACGCGTAAATATCGGCTGGTTCCAAATTGTTGATTTCTGGCACGGTCAGGTTAGGGGTGGTGACGCGAGGCAGCACACGGATCAACGCATCAACATCGGTATCAAGCAGTGCCTGCAATTTGGCACCGCGCAATGCTCCGGTATTGGGTTTATTGACCGTGATCTGCGTGATTGTTGTATTACCTCGCATGATCGGCGCATCTAATGTGACTACGTTAAAGGCATCAGCAGAAGTCTCGACAGGCACGGACGGTAATGCATCTACAGTGGTTATCTTGCTCATAATGGTTACCAATAAATAAGGGGTAAAGGCGCGGAGTTATCCGCACCGTGATATTACAGGCCGATGTTGCGGCGGTGGGCTTCCAGCATATCGACGCCGTTGACCATTTCGACCATGTTCACAATGTCGATCTCGATCAGCACTTCGCCATCCCATGTCAATTTGTAGTAAGTACATTTTGTGGAGATTTTTGTGGTGCTGTTATCGCCTTGTTTGCTGTCACCGCCGTCGATCTCCTCATGACGACCACGGAGGACAATTTCTACCGCGTGGGTTTCGCCGGTATCGTCGCGCTGATAGGAGCCAGCAAAACGCAGTAACACGCCATCGACTTTGGTCACGCCCCATTGCTTGTAGATCTCGGACTCAATACCGCCCAGCGTCCAGTCAACGTCCAGCGCCCCATCAGCAAGGCCCAGGTCAACCTTGGCGCTGCCATTCATCCCGCCCCCGCGAAAGTCTTCAAATTTGCGGTTTAATTTTGGCAAGGTGATGGATTCAACCACCCCCTGATAGCTGTTCCCGTCATTGAACACATTGAGGAACTTAAGCTTGCGTGGTAATGCCATAGTTACGCTCCTTAGCTGTTAACGGCGGCGGCGAAATTAGCCAGATAACGATCAGTAATGCGTTGACGCAGGGTTAAATCTTCCAGCGGCGGCACCGGCGTATAGTCGTAATCAATAAACAGGCGGCCAGCCTTTAGTGTGTCTTTATCGTTTACGCTGTCGTCGTACCAGCAGTCACCATCAATCAGATAACCCAATGATTTCAGCTCGCGCATTTTGGCGCGAATACCCTCAATAATGTCTTTTGCCAGTGACGGGGTAAGCGGCTTATCGTTAGCCCACATATGGGCCTCGGCCAGGGTGTCAGCCAGTACCTGTGCGGTGCGGGTGTAGTTCTCAAAGGCAAATAACGGATCGTCAGAACAAGAACGGGAACCCCAAAAACGGTAACCATCTTTGCGGATCAGCGTGGTGACGTCTTTGCTGTTAAGTAAATTGGCATCGGTGGCGCTGTTTTGCAGATCCCAGAACACATCCGCACTGATACCGGTGACGCCATTCACCCCGACGTTAGACAGCGTTTTATGCCAGCCAACATCATTATCAATCTTGGCACGTAAGCCTAACGCGCGGGCAGTCGCGTAAGCGGTGGTTTCGGCGTTAGTGACCGTGTCCCAACTGAGGAAATCGGGCCAAATCACCATGGCTTCGCGCTGACTGAAATTATCGCGGTAGATAATGGCTTCTTCTTTGGTTTTGCAACCATAGGCGCTGATGTAGGCAAAGGCACGTAGGCTCTGAGCGATGGAAAGTAGCTCAGTGGATACCGCCAGAGTGTCATGACCGGGCACCCCTAAAATACGGGGCTTGACGTCAAACTTACCCTGCGCCGCTAACAGCGCTTTCATGCCGGTATAACGGCCATCCGGTGTTATTCCGCCAATAATATTGGACGTGGTTTCAGCTTCGGTGTCACCCTGCGCCACCCGGACAACGACGGTCAGTGGTTTGGTTTGGTCGCTGATAGCATCCAGTGAATGGGCTAATGTGCCGGTTTCACCGGCCTTGCCGCTGGCGGCCAGCACATCGGTGAGTAATACCGGGGTATTGAGTGGGAACAGAGTGGGGTCAGCATCATCGGAAGTACAGACCATCCCGACTACCGCCGTACTGACAGTGCGGATCGGGCGAGTGCCTTCGCTAATTTCAATGACGCGCACACCGTGGTGGTAATCGGTTGCAGACATGCGGTTTTCTCCGGTTAAGCGTTCATTCGCTATGATGCCGGATTACTGCGCGCGGGGCAGGTGATGAGGATTGTGTGAGGGGTGGCACAACAGAGAAACCAACAACCCCGACTGGCGGGGTTGATGGGCAAGCCTATACGACTGGCGGCCAGTCGGGAACAATATAGCCCTGATTGACCGCTTCAATCAAAAGCCATTGCGGCAGTTCCGGCAACTCAACCCGCGGCCAGTTTTCCACCGTGGGCCATGCGCGGTAGGCGGCGCGGGTAGTGGTTAACTCGGCACGTTGAGTATCAGTTAGCGGGCTATCATCAATTGAATAATCAATTACAGTAATTGAATCCGTGGTTTTGATAAAAGCATCGCGATGACGGCGGGCAAGTGCGGCGAGGGTATCGCCGTGAGGCGCAGGTAACGGCGGAATATCCAGCCAGACCGGACGGCCTTTCATAACCCCTAACATTTTCCCCGTGGCTGGAACATGTTTCCAATATTTCGTTTGTTCTTTTTTCGTGAGCAATAGTGCATCATCAGGCCAGCTACCTGTTGCCAGATATTCTTCTTTCCATTCCTGCGGATAAAAACCGCCCGTTGTAGCAGAAAAATAGATCATGTTTTTTATCCTTAATAGCCAATGGCGAAAATAAGTGGATAGCACAGGTTTTGCTGTGCAGTGCCAAACCATTGCGGGAACACCTTTACCGTGCTGTTATTCCAACGCGATGTTTGAAACATCACATCGGCTTGTATTGTGTCATTCCCCTGAGTGGCCGCGAACGCCATTAGACACGTAACAGGAAAGGCGGTGGGGAAAGCCAGTTCAGGGTAAGCGATATTTTCGCTGGCAGAAACAGGGCCAGTCATCCATTGCACAATCAGCCCGCCCGGCACGTCTGGAATACGGATATAATCCGAGCCAGCAAAGTGATGTTTACCAAACAGCGGCAGCACACCCGCGATTTTATTGTTAATAAATCCCCAAAAATTTCCACCCCCTACACCGCCCCGGTGATATCTCCACTGCCAGCGTAACGCGCGGCTCCCAACGCATCACAGCGCCATAAACAGCGGCCATCATTTTTATACGTAAGGCGGGATTTTGCGGCTGGTCGATCAAGGTTGATAACAGTGAGCCATAATCGCGGCGCATCACCCGTGTGCCTTGTGGTGTGGCCAGAATGTCACTGATTGACTGGCGAATATGATCAATATCGTCGATGTTCAAGCCGCTGTTGCGGTTCATGCCGCTATATTTATCGCTGGTCATTTAACCCCCTCAGTCCAATCGCCACCACGCTGCACGCCGCCGATACTGATCACCATGACTTGCTCACCCAGCGATGGCGCAGACCAAAAACGCACCCGCCCGGCGCGCAGGGTTAACCAATTAAGCCAATCGGTTTCCAGGTTGCCCATTTTGACCCGACATAATCCGTTAGCAAGATCGACGTCTGAGACGATGCCAATACGGATAATGTTAGCCAACAGGCGTTTAAGACCAGCAATAAGGATATTCATGCGGCCAGTGTGCCGCCTACGGGCGCGCGCGGCATGTGATGGGTTTTGTGTGAGGGATGGCACAAAGGAAATGAAATAAAGTATGAATGCTAATATCTCTTGCATTAATGTATTTATTGGGGGTACATTAATTTCATGGACATATCTTACGACCCAATCAAAAACGAAAAAAATATTGCTGAACGTAAACTGTCCTTTGAGATGGCGCGTGATTTCGAAGTTGCTACAGCGCTAATTGTTGAGGATCTCCGTAAGGAATATCCAGAGCGGCGCTTCCAGGCACTGGGCTACATTGAAGAGCGGTTACATATGTTGGTATTCACACCACGTAACGGCAAGGTGCATGTTATCAGCCTGCGTAAGGCCAATTCCCGTGAGGTAAAGCGATATGAACAAAAGAATCAGTAAAGTCACCATGACAGATAACCCCGAGTGGGGCGAGGCAGAGTTTGCCCGCGCACGTCCTGCCACAGAGGTGTTTACCGAGTTGTTTGGTAAAGAGGGCGCAGAAAAGGTGATAAAAACCCGTGGCCGGCCAAAACTGGCAAACCCGAAAGAACCGGTTAAGCTACGGATTGATCACGATGTGGTGGACGCCTATCGGGCGCAGGGTGATGGATGGCAAACCAAAATGAATGAGGCACTGCGCGATTATGCTAAAACACATGGGATGCTGTGATTTATTAGGCGTTATTTTCAATAACCAATCAAAGCTCACTCAAAGAAGCCACTAAGAGGGACATTATGGCAAGCTGCATCCCCCCAAAGGTTCCCGGATACTTACAAAGAATTCGGGAACAATATAAGGAAAGTGAACCTGTTATTTATAAAGTTCTTAGCCATGCAAAAGTATTTGTTCGCGAAGATTACCATACAGATCATAATTATGATGCTGTTGGTCATGATATCTGTCTTTTCTTGCCAATGGAGATATTGATAGATATACATATTTCTAAACAGGAAGCATATACAAATTTAATTAAAAACGACCTCAATATTTTGACAAGATCTGTGTATGATGAATGGATAGGTGAAGTTGCATTAGAACTGAATTCTGAGATAGATCCTGAATATCAACAAGCTATCAGTATCAATGAAATAGTCAACGAGGTGCTGAATCCTGATGAGTTATCCATCTGGAAGCCAAATTTAATTCGAGTTTTTATTAGCCATAGAGACAAATATAAGCGTGAAGCACAAGAATTAGCTAACTCCTTAGAGGAGTACGGCTTCAGTTGTTTTGTTGCCCATGAGACTATCGAACCACTCAAAGAGTGGAGAAATGAGATCGTTAACGGGCTGAAAACAATGGAAGTGATGCTGGTTTTACTAACGGATGATTTCAATGACAGTATCTGGACGTGCCAAGAGGTTGGCTATGCTCTCGGTGCAAATAAACCAGTTGTAACCCTAAAAGTTGGCAAGGTCGATCCCGCTGGTTTTATCAGTCATTTACAAGCGGTTAAAGGGAGCCTCGATAATCCTACGCATAATGCCGAGTTGTTAAATATGCTCTTAGCTGAAAGCATTGGTAAAGCATCAAGAATACAACAAGCACTAATTTCTACATTTATAGCATCTCAGAGTTTTGATGAAGCCAAACATCGATTCAATCGTATGAATAAGAGCATCAAAAAACTTACGGAAGAAAATTTAAATACCGTAATGGATGGATTTCGAAGAAATAATCAGTTGAATCAGTGCATGTATCTAAATAATAACTACAACAGACTTAAAACTTTTATTGAACGGACAACAGGAAAAAGCGCAATAACGAGTGGGAAGGAAATATTTATCGAGACTGTAAACAAGATTGTGTAATTGCCTGTTTTTGATATCTTCACTCCAACAACGGAGACAGGCAAATTATGGACGAAAAGAAACTTAAAGCACTTGCGGCTGAACTGGCTAAAGGTCTTAAAACCGAAGCCGACCTTAATGTATTTTCTCGTATGCTGACAAAGCTTACCGTCGAAACAGCGTTAAATGCAGAGCTTACCGAACACCTCGGGCACGAGAAAAATACCCCCAAAACAGGCTCAAATACTCGCAATGGTTACTCGTCTAAAACGTTGCTGTGCGACGATGGCGAGATTGAACTCAGCACGCCCCGTGACAGTGAAAACACCTTCGAGCCTAAGCTAATAAAGAAAAACCAGACGCGCATCACGCAGATGGACAGCCAGATTTTATCCCTGTACGCCAAAGGCATGACCACGCGGGAAATCGTCGCCACCTTCAAGGAGATGTACGACGCTGACGTGTCGCCCACATTGATATCTAAAGTCACCGATGCGGTCAAAGAGCAGGTCACTGAGTGGCAAAATCGCCCTCTGGATGCGCTGTACCCCATTGTTTATCTTGATTGCATTGTGGTAAAAGTTCGTCACAACGGCAGTGTAATTAACAAAGCCGTGTTCCTCGCGTTGGGCATTAATACCGAAGGCCAAAAGGAGCTATTGGGCATGTGGCTGGCCGAAAACGAAGGCGCGAAATTCTGGCTAAGTGTGCTGACAGAGCTTAAAAACCGGGGTCTGCAGGATATCCTGATTGCTTGTGTGGACGGTCTGAAAGGCTTCCCGGATGCGATAAACAGCGTTTATCCGCAGACGCATATCCAGCTCTGCATCATCCATATGGTACGCAACAGCCTGAAATATGTGTCATGGAAGGACTATAAAGCCGTCACCAGCGGTTTGAAAATGGTGTATCAGGCTCCGACACGCTGATGGCGCTGGATAAGTTTGCGGAGGCCTGGGACGACAAATACCCGCAAATTAGCAAAAGTTGGCGTACGCACTGGGAAAATCTCAATACATTCTTCGGCTATCCGCCCGATATCCGCAAGGCCATCTACACCACGAATGCCATTGAGTCACTGAACAGTGTGATCCGGCAGGCGATAAAGAAACGCAAAGTATTCCCAACGGACGACTCGGTGCGGAAGGTTATTTATCTGGCTATCCGGGATGTTTCGAAAAAATGGAGTATGCCATATATGGACGTCCCGCGTTGTGCAAGCCCTGAGTTGATACGGTTT